GATATGATATATGATTTCTGTTCTTTACCAAATTTGGTGATTGAGTGTGGTGAGATACGACCCCAAGGCGAAAGCTTCTTAGCCTTTTCTTCACCCATAAGTCGAATGATTCGAGTGACAATATATTGGATGTCGAAGTACTCGACGTTCCAACCTGTAACAACTTCGGGATATTCCATCTGCCAGATCTGAATAAATCTTTCAAGCAGTGCCACCTCGGTATCAAACTTCATAAACGATATATCGTCTGGATTGATACCTGTAATTGTTTTTGTCTTATCGAAATCTTTACGACCGAGAAGATGATATGTACTAGACTTAGAAGATTTGTATGCAATCGAAGTGATTTCTTTGTCAGCGGTATTGATGTCTGCATATCCATTCGAGATATCAACCTCGATGTCAAAAGAACAGATGTTGATCTTAGACATGTCAAAATCAATCTCGCCTGGATATTCTTCTTGAATAAATTGAGTGACGTAATTCATAGTGCCACAGATATCGAAACCATGTACATCTTTGTATTGAGTAATGAAATCACGAGCTTCGATCATGCTATTGAAACGAGTAGCACCGAGAGGCACATCACCAATCAATGATTTGTGAGTGGCGTTATCACGAGCACGAACATATAATGTTGGCTTGAATTTGACTTTGCGTTGGAATGGTCTGCCGTTTTCATAACCACGAACTAGAATGTCGTTGATAAAGCGTTCGACTGATGTATAGAATTTAGACATGTTCACCTGTTTGTATCATATATTTTACATTATAACACATAATGTTCATTTTGTAAACCATTAAATGCGTGTTAGATAGATCATCCAAGAGCTTCCCCAGCCTATTGGCCAGTCTCCTCTTATGTAGTTGTCGTCCCATGTTTTCTTTCTATGTTCTAACTTTAAAAACCGAATATGGCCTGGCCATCTTCGTATAAATTTATCTCTCATCTTGATAAATCGTTCGGGCGCTTCGGGATATACGTCAAGATGTACTTCCATAGCAATATGATGTACCTTATTGAATAAGAAGTCATAGTTTTCTTTCATAAAGATATCATACTCACCACCTTCACAATCAACTTTTAAGAAATCAAGATGATCTATTTCGTATTCTTCTATAATCTCTTTAAATGATTTATGTGGTGCTTCATCTCCTTTAACACCAAACCCGTGATCTGAGTGGCCGATGAAGGCATTAATAGGAGTTACTCTTTGCTCTGCCGATCTTGAGATAGCAGGCATAGCATTGACCATAGTAGTGTGAAGAAGTTTAATGTTTGGTTCTACTGAATAAACATGTTTAGCACCCTGTTCGAGTGCTTTACAAGTAAACATTCCAATGCAAGAACCAATATCCATTACAATATCACCTGGCTTTACTTGATACCACCAACCGTACGTGTCGAGATTGAAAAACTCGTGCACCATAGTAGCATAAGTATCTCTGTCATGTAAGTGAGTTGTAATGTATCTTTTAGGATCAAGAAGCTTCATTTTTCTTTCCAAGAATCCATCTCTGTAATTATGTCATCACCTTCTCGGTCCATAGCAATACCCAAGGCCAGTGTTTGAATATCTTCAATCAACCTCTTACAGGATTCCTTATCATATTCTTTACCAGAAATTTCAGCAAATTCGTTTCGAAGTCGATGAACTTGAATCGCTTTATCTTTCATAGCGTTTATTCTTTTAATAAGATCTTCTATAGAGTGTTGCATTGTAATCCTTTCTAAGCCGCTATTTCACTGAAGTTTTTAACCTTTTGAAATTTAATATGGCCTTCAAACTTGTCACCAAACTGGTCGCCACGGTGGCTAATAACGAAGATGTTATCTTCTGCATTTAGATTTTGTAGAGTTTCAATCAAGTTTTCAGCACCTACACCATCCATTGCGCCATCAAGAGTTTCGTCAAGTACCAATAAGTTTGTTGATACTGAGTTACGAAGCTTTGCTACGGTTCTCCATGATAGCATAATTGATAGAGTGATGCGAAGCTTCTCGCCTTCTGAGAATGAAGAGTATGAGAAAGCATCTCTGAAACGAGACTTAATCACCTCATTGAAGTTCTCGTCAAGTTGAAAGTCAACGAACAAATCAAAAGCACTCAAGTATTTATTGATGAGTTTGTTCATCACTGGGATATACTGACGAATGATTTTTGATTTGATGCCTCCATCTTTAAGCATAGTTGACACCACAGACAAGACTTCTTTATGATTAAAGAGATCGGTTTGTTGAGTCTCGATAGACTGCATTGTTTCTCGTAAAAGATTGAGTTGAGTTTGATCTACCGCTTCGACTTCTTCTTCAGCTTTGTCAAGCTCTTTTTTATAAGATACAAGTGCATTTTTTGAGATTTTAATCGTTGCTCGATGCTCACTAATTTGCACGTTAAGAGATGCAGTTTTATCCTCAATCGAAGATATTTCATTGATGCGGTTTTCATATGTAGTAACCTTTGCTGCTAACTCTTCGATACCTTTCTCAAGCTCTGCTACTTTTTGATCTTTGGTAATAATTTGTTCTTGTTTGAATTCATGAGCAATACCTTGTTTACATGTAGGACAACTATCGTTATCATGATAGAAAGCAAGCTCTTTCATATAATTACGAAGATTAGAATTAAGTTCTTGATTTAGGTTTCGAGCTTTGTCGATTTTTGACTTGACGTCTGATTTATCTGAGATTGTTTTGATGAGTTCTTCAATAGCTTCTTGAGTGCTTTCAATTTCTGCTTTCTCTGCCTCAATCTTAGATATGTGCTCATTCATTTTTTCCTTGATTTTGTCAACTTCATCTTGGCGAATCTGGCGAATAGAAGCATTATGAGCTTCAGCAGATTCAATCTTAGATTTTGTCAAATCTTTTTGATAGTTGTTTTCAGAGATCTGTTCTTTGTTCTCGATCAAACGTTCTTTGAGAAGAGTATTCATTGTACTAAAGACTTGAATATCAAGAAGATCTTCAATAACTTCTCGTCTGCCATGTGCTGGCAATTCCATAAATGGTACATATGTAGCGCTACCAAGTACAACGATCTGAGTAAATGACTTATAATTTAATCTTAAAATGTTTTTCTCAAGATATGTTTGATAGTCACGAGCTGCCGCATCTTGATTGATAAGCTCACCATTCTTAAAGATTTCAAACAAGTTTGGTCTGATACCGCGGCGTACCATATACTGAGCTTGGCCAATTACAAAATCAATCTCAACAAGTAATTCTTTTTGATTGATAGAGTTGATAAGCTGTGGCTTATTAATCTTACGGAAAGGTTTACCATATAAAGAAAATACAATGGCGTCAAGCATTGTAGACTTGCCTGCGCCATTCGTACCACTCACTAGAGTGTTTGTCTGTTTGTTTAAATGAATTGTTGTAAAAGAATTTCCCGTAGATAGAATATTCTTATAACGCAATTCCTTAAATAATATCTTCATGCAATACTTTGTGCCTCAATATATAAATCATCAATAACTCTCTTTACACTCACTTTATCTACCTTTGTTTCCATAGAATCGATAAAGGCATGAAGTATGTCCTTCGTATCTTGGGTTTCATCAAGGATTTCATCCATTCCCTCACTTTCAATATTCAAGGTGTCTTCGATTGATTTAACATCAGTGGCACCAGCGTCTGCAAGTTTGTTGATAAACAAATCGTGAATGTAAGGATTTGTTCTGTTCTTTACAATCACTTTGATATACGCATCTTTGATGTTTGTGGTATCAAGATGAGCAATATCTTCAATTGTCATATCACTATCATCGTATTCAATTTTGTGGAATATCTGGAATGGATTATCAATTCGAGTAAGCTCTCTTGTTTCTGTATCAAAAACATGGAAGCCACGCTTTCCCTGATAGTCTGACCAAGTCATCTCGTAGGGTGCACCAAGGTACTCGATGTTACCATACTTAGAAGGATGATGGAAGTGACCAGACCAAACCTGCTCGTAATGACTGAACAGATCTTTATCCATACCGTGAGTACAAACTTGACCTTTCATCATCTCAAAGCCTTTAAGCTCGAGGTGACCAGCAAGGACATGAGCATCTGAGTTCTTGATGCTATCAAAGCAATGCTGATTATTGTCTTTTGTAATCCACGGTACCATTATAAACTTAGTTGATCCAAATGTCAACTCTTTTGTTTCGTGCTGATAGATGTGAAAGTTGTCATACTCTTTTAGAAGAAGATCCATACTATTCACTTCATTCGTATTAGTGTAGTATGTCGTATGATTTCCAACCAGAGCATGATACTCAATGTTTCGTTTTGCAAGCTGATCAAAGAAGAACTCTTTACCACGCTTAAGTGATACATAGTTGATGAACTTACGACGATCGAATGTATCGCCTAGATCAAATACAGTATCAATCCCATGCTCGTCAAGATATGGAAAGAAACATTCTAAGAAGAACTTCTCTTGATGATCTGCAAAAACTTTGGAATCACCACGGACTCCGATATGCATATCTGTTACGATTGCTATCTTCACTTTTTCTTTTCCTTATCTTTCTTCAGCTTATCTTCAAAATCTTCAATAAATGTATTCATATAATCTGCACTTGTTGTAAGATTCAAATTAACCTCTTCACCTCCAGAATAAGTATCACCTGTTGCTAACATGTTCTGAGATGACTTAAATCGAATGTACATCTGCTTCTTTTCTTTTTGAATACGACGCAGGAACGCGTACCAAATAATTTGAGTGAAGTAAGCGAATGGATTCTGAGATTTCTCAGGATTGAAGTTACCGATATAAAGTAGGCAGTTCTCAATTCCATCTGAAATCATATCTTCTTTATAAGAATATCCAGAGAAGTTTGGTTTTGTTGCAAGCCGAGTAGCGATCTGATAGATACACTTTCCAATGTAGTCTGGCACTCGTGGCAACGGATCTCCTGCATCCTCTGCTTCTCTACACTCTTCTTTGTACTTGATGAGTGCTTCAAGAAGATCTTTGTTGTTTACGTAATTGCGGGTTGCTCTTTTAGCCATAGCATTTCTTTGCGCCTCCTAATGTTGCTTAGATATAATATAGTACATATTGACTGAAATGTCAACTGTAAAAAGTTACTATATTGTGAAAAAAACTGTTGACATCACTATCAAAGCCTGGTATAATCTGATTTATCAGTTACAAACCAATATTAGATTTCTACTGTGTATATCTTGACAGCAAACTGTTCCTGACCGTAGATCTCAATCCGTTTCCGGAAATGCTGGAGAGTATAGTTCTGGTAAGTACCCACCGAAAGATCGTCAGCAATATCATACAGAGTCGCCTTATCGGCGTCGTTGCCCTTTCGAAGGGCACGACCAATTGATTGCAATACTTTGATTTCAGATTTAGAACCAGAAGCGAAGATTACGTTATCAAGTTTTTTTAAATTTACACCCGTTGAGAAAACACCATATGATGCAAGGATATCATGTTGTTTGATGGGATCATTCTCAACGAGATGTCTGATACGTTCTCTCTCGTCGCCTTTTGTAGCACCATATATAAAATGGAGTTGGCGATCATCTTTCTTTAGCATCGGCTCTAGGATCTTGCCATGCTTTTCAACCAAATCAAACAAAACCAAATTGTTCTGATCTTTGAGAGACCAAAGCAAATTTCTAATAAAAATGTTTCGCTTGTGATTGTTGACAATGAATTCTCTTTCAGCAGGATACTTTTTACTTGCTACCTGTATCTGACCAATCGCTTTCTTAAAGCTTTTTCTTACATCCTGTTGATGTGACAATACGATTGCTTTAACGTTAAAGTCTGCAACAGTACCTGAATCCATCAAGTCTTTAGTCGTCACGTGCCTTCTTACGCCGCCAAAGCAACCTTCTAGTACCAGCCGATGTGTCTTGCTTTCTTCTGATTTTAAAGTACCAGTAAAGCCATGTCGATAGTAACACTGATCTAAACCTTCCATAATTTTTTGAAGGCTTTTGGCCTGGAACAAATGAGCTTCGTCGCCAAGTACGACACCAAACTGAGAGAACCAATCCTTTGGTTGTTTGATGAGTGACTGCCAAGTTGAGATAACGATTGAAGCATCTGTATTCTTATCTACACCGCCCTGAATCGTGTATATGTCGTCCTCGCATCCATAGTCCCTAAAGTCTCCAGCCATCTGATGAACCAGTGAGATTGTTGGGACGATGATAAGTGTTCTATGTTCATAAACTCTCCAATAGTGTTGTTGTATCAGATAGATGATTAACGATTTGCCAGAACTAGTAGGAGACAAGGAGAGTGATCTTGAATCCCGGATTGCATCAACAACGTATTGGTTTTGGTAATCGCGTGGTTCAAACTTACAACCAATCTCTTTAGCCAATTCATAACCGTAGTCATCAGGAATCTCCTCTCCATGCATTAGATGTGCTGGTGCATTTAACTCATAACCACGATCTTCGCAAAACTTTTTCAGTCTTGGAAACAAACCAACATAAAGTACTGGGCGCATAGGTTGATACAAACGAATTGTCCCGTCCCACACTCTATTTTTATATGCTGGAGAGAACTGATAGCCGGACGGCTTGAAAGAAAAGTATTCAGCGATTTCTTGGCGAGTGCCGGGATCGGCCGTCACCTTCAGGTGTACCGCATTTCCTTCCTCAACATTCACCACATCACTCATAATCTAGTACTCTCCTGCTTGAAACTTCAACACATCAATCATTGATTTAATAATGAAGTTTCTACTATGAATAGTTTTCACAATGTCTTCTAAGTAATCTGCTCGAGCTGTATGATAGTCGATCTTTAAACTTAGATTTACAATATCCTTGTCTGCTTGGATATATTTATCTATATCCTGACGAATGATTTTTTTCTGGTATGGTTTCCATCCGCGTTCACGAAGATCTTCTTCAGCCATAGATCCATCATACCACTCTCTCTTTGCAAGCTCAAGTTGCTTGTAATCATAACGAAGCTTCTTCACTTTAAGCGCTTCTCGGAAGTACATGTTATAGTACTTGCTATGTAATGAAGGGATTTTCTTAGACTCACCGACGAGATTCGTTTCGTCGATGTTTGCATCTTTTGCCCAAATCTCACTTATATCATCAGTACTCATTTCATACCTTTCAAAACCATTTTATAATACATTCTATCACACTTTGATAGAAATGTCAACTACATTTTTCTGTATTCGAAACGAGTATACCTGAAAGTTACTGAGCATTCAGGGTAGATGACGTCAGTTCCTGTCACATCTAAAGAGATTGGGCTGAGGCTAGTTGGAAAGCAATCGAAGAAAGTAAACTCAATGTTTGGATTCTTGTTAGAGTTTGAAATCACGATGCGGATGTCTGATGTAGTGCCGTCACCTTTCTCAAGATCTCTGAACTGTGTCGACTTTTCTGGAGTACCAATACCTTCCATCCATGCAAGGATCTCATTATAATTATTCATAGACTCGTCCACGATAAAATTCATGTCGAGTTCTTGGTACTCAAGGCGATCACCAACAGCATACAACTGATGGATGGGAGCAGCCTGAGGTGCAGGTGTAATGTTGACTCCTGGAATCGTGGCTCTTTGTGTGAAAAATTCTACATTTGGTAGTCGTTGAATTGACACCACAAAGCCAACTGGAGACAGATAATTTGTAATCATATGAAATTTCCTGTTGACATTTCTGAAACTCTATGATAGTATTTATAAATAATGAGCCAACAACCGAAAGGAACTGCATGGCCGAAGACTATCGGTGTTATCAATTCGATGATCCTTGCGATGACTGTACCCACTGGATTGGAGAAATTTAAGGGTTGACATAACAAAAGAAATAGTATAGAATAGCTTAATAATGTTTCCAAAAGGGATAAAATCTTGACTGAACAGTTCAAAATCTTAACAGCTCGCCAACACGTCAGAGAACGTATTGGTATGTATATGGGCTCTAGTGCTCAAGAACAGGTCGAGCGTTTTGTGATGGGTGAATGGAAAACCTCACGGTATGTTCCAGCGCTATCGAAAATGATTGACGAGATTCTTGACAACTCTATAGACGAAGCCATTCGCACAAACTTTGAGTATGCGAACAAAATCAACGTGTCTATAGATAATAATAAGGTGACGATCACGGACAATGGCCGTGGTATTCCGCAAGAGCTTGTTTATGATGAGACAACAGACAGCAAGATTGCTCGTGCGACTGCAGCTTGGACACGTGTTAATGCGGGTACAAGTTTTGACGATGAACGAGTAACTATTGGTACCAACGGCGTTGGCTCAGCTGCTACTAACTTCTTATCATCTAAGTTTGTCGGTAAGACTTGGTCTAACGGCAATATGCTTACAGTTGAATGTAAGAATGGTGCAGAGGATATTCGTGAAAAGCAAACTCCAAAAGACGGAAACGGAACTGAAGTCTGGTTTACTCCTGATTTCGATTTGTTCGAAGTCGACAGTTTACAAGAACTAGATACAGTTGCTTTAGTTGAAGATCGTTTGTCTTCGCTTCAAATGGCATTCCCTGAAATTGCATTCTCTTTTAATAAGCGACGCATCAAGGTCAACAACCTGAAAAAGTATGCTGAGCTTTTTGGTGAAGAAGCAATCATAGAGAAAACTGAAGATCTTTCATTCTTCATCACTACATCTGAAGATGGTTTCCGTACCAACTCATTTGTAAATGGTGTGAATACACGACAAGGTGGTACATATGTAGACTTTATCGTGAATGGTATTGTTGAAGAACTTACAACTATGATTAAGCGCAAGCATAAGATAGAAGTTGTAAAATCAACGATCAAGAACGGTCTTACGTTTGTCATGTTCGCTAAGAACTTTACTAACCCAAAATTTGACTCGCAGACAAAAGAAAGACTGACGAATCCAATGGGTAATGTGAAAGAACATGCGATTGCGTCTGGCATTCGTGAGGCTGATTTCTTTGCTCGTAAGATCCTGAATACTCCATCTATTATTGATCCGATTATTGAGGCTCAGCTTGCAAAGAAAATCGCTGCAGACAAACGAGCTGCTACTCTTGCTCAAAAGAAATTGCGTAAGGTTAAGGTGGCTAAGCATATTGCAGCAAATAAGGATGATGCCACTTTGAAAATCGTGGAGGGTGACTCAGCGATGGGCTTCCTTCTCAAAGTACGTGATCCAAATAAGGTGGGTGCTTATCCTCTTCGTGGTGTTATTATGAACACATGGGATATGAAACCTGCTGATGTTCTTAAGAACAAAGAGCTCTCAGAATTGATCTCAGTTCTTGGATTGGATATTACAAATCCAAACTCAGTTGATGATATGACATATGAACATATTGCAACACTGACTGATGCTGACCACGATGGTATCGGCCACATTAGTCCATTGCTTATTGCATTCTTTTATAAGTTTTGGCCTCGTCTTCTTCTTGAAAAGAAAGTTAAAATCACTCGTACACCAATTATGATTTCTACAAAAGGATCTCAAATCAAGTGGTTTTATACATATGAAGAGGCGAATGAATTTAAGTCAAGCAAAGATGGGTGGAAACATCGCTACATCAAAGGTTTAGGAAGTTTGACGGAAGAAGAATATGATACTATTATCAATAAACCAGTGTACGACACAGTTACGGTTGATGATGCTGGTATGTTCCAAATGATGTTTGGAAAAGATTCGCAATTACGTAAAGACTACATGTTCCAATAAGGAGAAAAATAATGGCACTAGAACAAGAAGTAATGATTAAAGCAATGAAGGCTCATGCCCACGGACATATTCAAAAACATAGAATGAATGTTGAGGTATATCTTAATAATCCAGCAGGAATTGGCGAGCATCCAGATGTTTTTGAAGCAATGGAAACAGAAATCCTTGAAATGGCTAAATATCAAGACGTTTTAGACATGCTTGAAAAATATTTTGGTTGACATATACCAAAAACTGTGATAGAATAGTCTTATAAATTGAAAAAGGGTTCGTCATGTCATTGATGGAATTTACAGTTGAAGCAAATGAATATCCGATCTCAAAGGTTGCAGCCAATGAGTGGAAATCCTTTGCAATGTACACCGTGGAATCACGAGCGATTCCTAATATGATTGACGGGTTAAAGCCTGTCCAAAGGTTCTACCTTTATAGCAGTATCCTCAACTCAAAGCGTGACTTCAAGAAAGTATCCGCCGTTGCAGGTATTATATCAGACTATGGGTACAATCATGGAGAGGCTTCTGCCGCGGGGGCCGGGCAACTGATGGCTGCAACGTGGAATAACAATGTCTGCCTAGTCGAGGGTCGTGGTTCCTTTGGTACTCGACTAGTTCAAGAAGCAGGCGCACCACGTTATGTCTATACGCGCCTAAGCGAAAACTTTGAGAAGTATATTCGCGATGTTGACCTGGCCCCCGCACACGATGACCCTGAACACGAGCCACCTGCATTCTATCTACCAGTACTTCCTTTGGTATTGGCTAATGGAACTAAGGGTATTGCCACTGGTTTTGCCACAAACATTCTTCCACGATCAGTAGAAGACCTCTCTCGCCTCGTTCGTGAATACTTGTCGGATGGTAATATAACCAACAAGGCTCCAGTATCATTTCCTGAGTTCAAAGGACGAGTCGACTATGATCCGGTTGAAGATCGCCACATTGTTTATGGTAAATACCATAAGAAAACCAAAACAGTAATGATGATTACTGAAGTTCCATATGGTTTTGATCGTGAATCATATGTTAAGGTACTTGATAAGCTTGAAGATGATGGTGACATCGTATCATATGAAGATCTTTGTGATAAGACTGGTTTCTCTTTTGAAATCAAATTAAAGCAAAACACTTCAGCAAACTGGAATGATGCTAAGATCATTTCTAAGTTTAAGTTGAGTAAGCCGTTGTCTGAAAACTTAACGGTGATTGGACCAGATGGAAAGCTTCGTGAGTATGATGATGAGCGTCTTTTAATCAAAGACTTTGTCGACTATCGTCTTGGTATACTACAACAACGAATTGAGAAGCGTAGAGAAGAAGCTCAAGAAGATCTTCGTTGGCTTAATGTGAAGATGCAATTTATTCAAGCAGTACTTGACGATCGCATCGTGTTTAAAAACCGTAAGAAGAAAGATGTTGGCGATCAGATACTACAAAATACACATGCTATTGAATCTGACGTTGATAGATTGCTACGTATCAATATCATGAGCTTGACAGATGAAATGGTAAAGGAACTAGCCAAGGAAATTAAATCAACTCAAGCAGAATTAAATTTCTGGAATAAAACAACACCCGCAAAACAATATGAGAGTGATCTACAGGGATTAGATTAAATGAAAATGTACTTTAAAAGAATAATTATTGCCACTTCTATTCTTTTTAATGTTATAATTGGTGGCAGGTTAAATCAATCTTTTTCTGCAGCTCAGTGGGAAAGGAAAAGAAATGGTAAATGGCATATAGTTTGGTTGCTCAATGCTATCTTCTATAAAGAAATAGAACACTGCATGGAAGCATGGGTAAAGTGGCAAATCATTCATCAAGCAATCAATAGCAGAACTACGTTGTACAGAGATGAAAGTTAAGGTAAAAGGATTAGATCCAAAACTCACAACTCACTTTACTCGTTTTTGCTGCGAGAATTTGCCAGCTTGGCCAAAGAGTATTGAGATTGTTGCAGAAGATAAGATCGTAAACGACAAGTCTGGTCTGTGTATTGATATTGATGAAGATAACTATTTAATTTTGATTTCTAAGAAGAACAAGAACATAAGCCAGATATATACTAGTATAGCCCACGAAATGGTTCATGTGAAGCAGTTCATGTATGATAATCTTGGAGAGCTTCTTGACAAGGGTTACAACTATGACACTTGTTGGTGGGAACAAGAAGCCAGAGAACGATCGGAGAAAATTCTTTTAGAATTTGTGAAAAAATTTCAAAGAAAGGGTTGACATTCTCCAAGAAAGTACTATATTAATATAATAATAAGAAGGAATCAAACATGATAGAACAAGAATACGACGGCATGCTAGCTGTTTTTGGATACTCAGATCCATTTGAATACTGCAATGGTTGTAGTAGCATTCAACCAAACTTTATTCAACAATCCCTGGAATGGTGAGCATCATGAGTATTGTAACAGAAATGGCTTTAATTTGTACAATCCTTGGTGGAGTAATTGGATATGTTGTGGGATATCGCCACGGCCACAATGACACAGAAAAGGTTTATAAAGATGTCTATGATATCAAAGATTGGAGTTAGTGCTCTAGCTCTATTAGTGGCAGCACCAGCCTATGCTGACAAAGTGCAAGCTACTATCACTGACGAATATCGTTACGTAAGTAAACGAGTTCCTTTTCAACATACTGAGTGTTATGAGGTAGAAGTACCCGTATACGCTAATGAACAAGGTGATGCTGCAGGCGGTGCCTTGATGGGTATGATTATTGGTGGCTTACTTGGTAAAGGCGCTTCTGGTAATGACCAAGGTGCTGCAGCAGGTGCAGTAATTGGTGGTATTATTGGAGCTGACAAAGCACAAAAAGGTAGTGACAAAATTGTTGGCTACCGCCTTCAAGAGAAATGTGAGACTAAAACACTGTATGAAAATCAAAATAAATCAGTTTATTCTCACAGCATCATCAAATTCAAGCATGATGGCAAGTGGTATCAATTGGAGTTTCGTAAATGAACTGGCCTGAAATCATCATTTGGAATATTGGTTTCTGGGCTGTTTATATACAGCTTTGTATGATACCAGAGAAAATTTTCCAGCGTTTTATTGATAACGCTTAAAGAATCTGCGCTTAGCTCAGCTGGATAGAGCAAGTGCCTTCTAAGCACTAGGTCGGGGGTTCGAATCCCTCAGCGCAGGCCAGTTTATTATGACAGACAAACAAATAGTTTTATTTTTACAGTACTGGGGTAGTCGAGGAATCACTTTACCGAATCCTCGAAACTACCCTAGGTCGTTTGCATACTATGTAAAGTTGTATAAATATCGCCAGTCTAATAAATAGATAATGCCCTTATAGCTCAGCTGGTAGAGCAACAGATTTGTAATCTGTGGGTCCGCGGTTCGAGTCCGTGTGGGGGCACCATTTAACAACTGAAAGGCAGTACTATGACTCAAGTCTTTGTACTAGTACTTGTCATGTTATTACCAACTAAAGAAGCCTTACACGTTAACGCACAAAATATGGGCTTTTTTACAACGAACGTAGATTGTTTTAAAGCAAGAGAAAGTTTAGCTTCAGCTCTTTTTGAAATGCCATCTGGTTATTACCCGCCAAACACTCAAGCGGTATGTATACCACTAGAATTTGATCCTAGAACTTTAAAGTGAAACTCTACGTATTGTGATTAATTTATCGGCTGGGTATTTTTGTATGGAAACACTATCATTTTGATTTCCGCCAATTACGTTATACCAAATTTGACCGGTCGACATATCTTTGGTTTGACTGACATAAAAACCAACGTGGCCTTGCCATCCGGCTTCGCCTCTTTCAAAGACTAAAATATCTCCCTTTTCGGGAGTTGTAACTTCTTGACCGTAAGTTACAAATGATCTGGCCATAAGTGGGAAAGCACTTACAGATCTTGATGTTGGAAGTTCATTCTCAAGCAACACCATATTCACGAAAGCAGCACACCACTCAGTAGTTACTGGATCCACTCCCGTAATATCTTTGATTGTTTGGCGATCTTTTTCTTCTGACAAGCCATACCAGAAATACGCCTTGTGAGCTAGAGTTTGTTTTGATTCTGGCAATTTGCGAGAAAGAGCATAGTCGGTATCACTCGAGCATGCTGTTAGATATATAATCAGTGGAAGTAATAGTAAATGTTTCATGTTTTATTTATAGTTGACATTTGGCTAAATACAGTATAGAATATTAATAATTTTGTAATAATTGGAGGTATGCATGAAAGTATTAGTAACTGGTGCCACGGGTTATATTGGCAGCCATGTATGTAAACTACTTAAAGAGTATGGCCACTATGTTGATGGCTGGGATACAAACATCCACGGCGAGCATAATGATATATCTAAATATGTAAACATGTTTGAGCCTGTAGATGTCACAGATCCCTTTGCTGTACATGGTACATATGATGCTGTAGTTCATTTGGCTGGTCGCAGTGTAGTACCTCAGTCACTTAAAGAGCCCACGGAGTATTACCGTGTAAATGCTATGGGCACATCAAATATGCTTGACAAAGTAAAAACTCCAAACTTTATCTTTGCAAGTACATCATCAGCATGGGAGATGGCTTCACCTTATGCTCGCAGTAAGGTGGCTGCTGAAGATATTATTAAGGAGAAAGCCAATGGTTATACTATTTTTCGCTTTTTTAATGTCTCTGGTACTGATGGCGTTAATCGGCAATTGGGTGCTCCAACCCATCTTATTCGTGTTGCTGCTATGGTGGCTGCTGAAAAATATCCCCACATTAGCATCTTTGGTAACGATTATGATACTAGGGACGGTACTTGCATTCGCGATTATATACACGTCTGTGATCTTAGTGCTGCTATAGTAAAGGCTGTAGAAGAAGGTCCTCGTAATACTCCGTATGAATGCCTTGGTAGTAATACAGGATTCAGTGTTCTTGAAGTCTTAGATGCTATGGATAAAGTTACCGGCAAAGAAATGAAACGAGTTTTCGAAGATCGTAGAGAAGGTGATGCTACTGCTTCAGTAGTTGATGAATTATCAGAATATTGTGTACTCACGAAAGATATCTACCAAATGTGTGAAGATCAGTACAGATTGGAGATAAATAGTTAAAAGCAGCAAAGGAGAGATAGATGTCCGACGTTTTGATTCTTAATGCAAATGCTCAACCCGTCAACTATCTCCCTCTCAGCGTTATTAATTGGAAAGAAGCCATACGGTACATTTATCACGATAAATGTGATGTGTTAGAATGGTATGACGATTGGCTAGTCCGGAGCCCCTCTTGGGAAACCAAAGTTCCCGCTGTGATTATGATGAAACAATATATCAAATCAAAGTCAGAGGTTAGGTTTTCAAAATCTAACCTTTATTTACGTGATCAGTACAAATGTTTGTATTGCGGATATAAGTTCAGTAGATCGCATTTGACTATGGATCACGTTGTTCCACTCAGCCGTGGTGGTAAAACAGAGTGGACCAATATAGTAGCAGCCTGCAATCCTTGTAATTCTATTAAAGGAAACAGGATGGACTGGAAGCCTAAATATAAACCATATAGACCTGGTTACTGGGAATTAGTTCGTAAACGTAAACAAATGGAATTTACAATCAAACATCCAAGTTGGGAGTTGTTTATATAATGAAAGTTTATATAGGGCCGTATAAAGATGATAGGCCGCAAAAGATAGAAGTCGCAATACACAATTATGATACTTGGAGCATGGATTATACTCTTGCACCGATTATCTTGCCTATGCTAAAACAGTTGAAAGAAACAAAGCACGGCGCTCCTAATACAGATCCAAGTGATGTACCAAAAGAGTTGCGTCCTACTGCTAAATGGAAACGTGCATACGAAGGTGACGGTACAGCTGATCCTAAGTTTTTTGATCGTTGGGATTGGATTATGGATGAAATGATCTGGGCCTTTGAACAAAAGGTAAAAGACAATTGGGAAGATGAGTATTATGGACCACATATTCCAAGTGATAGTGGCATTGGCGATTTTGAATGGATTGATCGTGACGGCTTGAAGGCGCATCAGGAACGAATGAGCAACGGCTTCAGATTATTTGGAAAATATTATGAAAATTTGTGGGATTAAGGGTTGACATTTCTTCATTATGTAATATATTTACAGATATATACACGGAGAAAAAGTATGGACAAAGATGTAATGATATCATGCGAACTCGCGATTGACATTATGCAAAATGGTTTTCATTTGCCTATTAAAAATGGTAAAGTAAATCGCGATAAGATTGAAGACGAAGTCATCATTGCAATGTACAAGAAAGAATTGCCGCCAATTACCGATATTCAATTAGATATGGCAATTGATAGTGTACAAGAACTAGTTAGTGAGTATAACAACGGAATTAAATAATGCATCCAAAATTGAAGGGGTTTCCCAGCTGTTGGGTGGTCAATCTTGAAGAGAGTAAAGACCGCCGAGAATATATGATTGGTGAATTTGAGAAGCTAGGAATAACCAACTATAGAATATGTTCTTATCCTCGATTAGAAGATTCTAATCTCAAGATCACTGGCACACCTGAGTGCCAAATCTTACCTTTTGGTGCGACATCATCTCATCTACTTACAATCAAAAAATGGTATGAAGAAACAGATGAAGATATGGTTGCTATCTTTGAGGATGACTGCCTTTTCAATCAAATAGACCAATGGCCATTCGTATGGGAAGACTATGTAAAAAAACATGGTGTTCTATGGGATGCTTTGCAGCTTTGTGTAATGCACGAAGGGTGGGCAGTGATGGCTCCGCGGCATAGAGTTGGATGGGATCATGGCTTACAATGTTATATTATTAAGCGTGGCTATGCTAAGAAAATTGTAGATTATTATTTTCTAGATGATAATCATATTCGTTTTAGGATGCCTTTGCTTCTAAGACTTGATAAAGAGAAAACCGTGAGAATGAAACCAACCATCGAGAATATCATATATGGCTTGGGTATTACTCATATTCATCCATTGTTTAATCACAATGTAGAAAGATTTCCAACTACAGTTCACGATCACTCAGATGCTAAGCTAGCAAGAGTTGCTCAAGTTTCTTTTGAGTATGTTCGTAACTGGTGGAACTTAAAGGGAGAACACGCAACGTTAGATCAGCTATTTGATTACGATTGGTGTTGTCCTAAAAATACTGGCCAAACATTTGGTAATTTATTTAAAATTGAGGAGTAAAGTATGGCAAAAACAGTAGGTGTTGCTGTAAAGCAAAAAAGTTATAAGAAGACTTCGATTGGTAAACGAAACCTTAAGTTATCTTCTATGAATAAAAGTAAAAAAGCAAGTATGAAGAAATATAGAGGACAAGGGCGAGGGTGATGAGCTGGGGATCTGTAGCGGAGAAAGAAATACGTAATCGTATTAAACTCTGTATATACGCGTATGCATATGAGAAAGAGAACGAATCAGTTATTTCTGATGGAGAGTTCGATAAGCTTTGTCTTGCTATAGATCCTCAACTTGATACCGGCAATAAAAAGCTCGACGATTTTTTCAAGAAAGAATTTGATCCATCCACAGGTCAGTGGATTCACAATCATCCTGAGCTTGATAAGATCGCCGAGCTATATAAAAAGTACTATGCTACTCAGACTTTAGTAGCGTAATAACACCCCACGCAATCGCCGCGTAAGATACGAGGTCTAGTGGCATAAGCAAGCCTACTAGGCCAACACCGATAAGAGCTGCTCCATCCCATGAAGTACGCTCTTTTAGTCTTGACATTAACCAGTTCATATTAGTCTCCTTTTACTATAGGGATAAGTGTTTGTCCATTAATAGACGCCACACTCTACCGTTTTTGAATAGAGAATTCAGCATAGGTTTCTGAAGTTCTCTCATATTCCACCATACAAATCTTTTATAATCTCTAGCAAGATTAGTCCCTAAAGCTTTGTCGTATGTTGAAATGTTGTGTAAAGTTTGATCTATGATAAATTCTAAGTAGACGTTTAGCAATTGCAATCCTGACAGTCACACGTAGGACCACATTTGCAATTAGGATTGTTACAAGACATCCTATTTCTCCTTTTGTCTAATGACTTTAGTTTTAGCTTGAGCTTCTAGATTTTTTATACGAAGCTCCAGATCGTCGATTTTTTTCGTGACCTTTGGATAACGTTTACGCCATGCTTCGGGATCATCTTGCAGCCAATCCCAACCGAATCTATCGACCAAATAATCTAAGAAACCATCAAATTTTCCCATCAAATAAAGTGCTGCGTGTGTATTACGAAACCATGCTAAAAATGCTGCACCAACCAAAGAGCCAGCGATAGCCGTATAAATCCATAGCGTATCGCCGAACATTCTTGTTATCATTTCCCACATAGTTTAGTACTCCAATTTATCAGTGCAACGAACATAGTTATCCATACCATGATCTTTTGCACCATCTAGTAAACCTGATTTCCAACCGCGCCAACGATCCTTGAGCATCTGCCAAGGAGTCATTTTGCGGACATTACCATAAAAGTTAATATACTTTAATTCGCCGTGGTGTTTGTAACCCATCAGCATAAGTGGAACCTTTGTGACGATATCGTTATTGTTAACAAACCGCATATGTTTTGTTTCAATATGTTTCACAAAACTACGAGTACCAACTCTAGGTGAGCCAAACGTTGTAAGTTGCTCAACCTTCTGAGTTTCTTCGAATCTTGAAGTTGCAATAGTAGCCATAGCAGCGCCAAGAGAGTGCCCTGTGATCCAAAGCTTTTTATCTTGGTGTCCTTTACCGTGATGTGCTACAATCTCATCCCATATTTTATCGCATTCACCTCTAAAACCTGAATGAACTAAACCATGTGTCATTGCTCCACGTGGAATAGCATTTAGATCTGCAAGAACATCTGAGATCTCGGTTGGTTCTGTACCACGAAATGCAAGAACATATTCTTCTTTATTCCATACCGCGTGACACTGAGCTCCATCGTTCTCAAAGAACTTGTGTCCGGTGTAACCGAGAGCTTTCATTTTGCTCTTAGCTTCTTTACCATCTAAGTAAGCCAATTCAGCTAGCCTAGCCATTTTGTTACAAATCATTTTTTCCTCCCTAAGAGTTTTGCCTTGATCTCATTAATTTCATTATCTTTGTCGCGTTGTTGTCTATTTTTTTGTGCCTGTTCATCCACTTCATGTGGCTCTTCCACTCGTACTCGTCGTGGGGTATGAAAATTCTCCCTGAGCTTTTCAATTCTTCTGCGGATGTCTCGAATTTTAATATCAAATTCCAACCGTTTGGCAAGTTCTGCATCGTCGTCTTCTTTCTCTACTTTAAATAGCCATCCCATGATCGTGCATCCGTATTTGTTTGTTTTTCGTCTGGTGTTTTGCAATCGCATTTAATGCAAACGTCGTTATGACAATCATCGCAATCCGGTTGATAACAGTGACACTTATGTCCGCAATTTTTACAAGTACGTTTTGGTCCGATCATGTATCACTCCTAGTTTGCTAGTGGGTTGTCTAAGGCCTTTTGTAGTTTATTCATGAGTTCTGTTTCTAGATTACGCATGTCTCGTTCAACTTTGTTTTCTAAATCAGTCATCCGAGTGTCACTAGATTCTCTTAATTGAGAAGCTTTTGTATCATACTGATTCTGTAGCGCATCCCTTTTATTATCAAAACGCTCCTCAGCATTTTGAATTATTTGTCTTACGTCTGATTCAGTATCACGCACGAGCTTTTCGACACGGCGAACTTGCGAGTCCATAGTGTTTATTTGATCTCTCGTATCAACTTTATTTTCTCGTGTGCGTTTTTCTAAGTCGTCTATTTGTTTTTGGATGGAAGCTATTTGAATTATCAGTTCAGCCTTTGCATTCTCGACCGATACTTCAATTTCATTATTGCGTGTTGTTATTGAGTCAACATCAATATTTTGAACAATTTCTTTCATGTCCATATAGTCTTTATAGACTTCAAAGGATCCATATAAGGATCCGCCGATTGCCCCAAGCAAGGCAAAAGCTGCACCAATAGTAGTTGGTGTCATAGAAATACCAAATAACTTAAACTTGGTATTCTTTAACTTTTCTACTTCTTCGTCAAGTTGTTCAAGGCCATCCCCTAGGTCTTTATCGGCCATAGAAACTCCTATTTAGTTTTCAAATGAGATTTCTCCCTCACTATTCTCATTCAAACGACGAAGTTGCTCAAGTTCTTGTTGTAGCTTTAAGACCTCAAGTCTCTTCTTTCTCAATTCAAGTTCATACAAATCGTTACAATTAATTCTTTCTTTAGGTCCATCTAGTGGAATAATAATACGAGCATAAACACCTATATCTCGACTCGTATCCATATTATTGCCACCACTAAACGGGCTATTATAATTATCAATTATACCGGTTACTCCAAACTCAAGATTTGTTGAACCACCGATTGAATTCTTACAATCAATCTCACCTGAGCGAATGCTATCTTGGCCATAAGCCTGCCCCATATTGGGTAGCTGTAGGCCAATATTATCTGCCAGTCCTGGCGAGCTAAAAAGCAAAGCTGCTAATATTATATATCTTTTCATCACTCTTCACCCGGCTTTTTCACTTTAGAACAAATTCTAGATGAAACTGCGGTCCTTGTCATGTTGCTCTTACGAAGTTTAGATTTTGAGCATATATATCTAACCTTATATTTATCATCAGAGCGTATATAGATATCAAAAGATACCGTACTTAAATACGGAATTTTCCATATCTTATAATTGGAAACAAAACGAATGGGCTCCCAGTTGTCGTCATAAACGCCGATCTCATAGTAATCTACTTCCGGCCGTTTATTAAACATCGTCATTGTAGTAACGAGGAGCCCATCCATATAAGATTGCTTTAACACAGGATAGGTAGGTACCATCTCATGTGCATAAGCTTTACTCGTAAATACGAGAAAAACCAGCATAAACAAATACTTCATGATGTATAAACCTTTTTTATTGAGCGATGCATTCCGCTTGCACTACAGCAGTATAGTTACCGCCTGGAAATGCTTTATTGCCTCCCATAGTAGCAACCGACGAGGTTACAAACCACGTTGATCCAGTCGCTGTCATGTCGTAACGGTCCATCATTCCAAGTTCTACTTTATTTGTTTCATAATCACCCATATTGGTAGCATCTGAAACAGCATCTACTGTAGTATCTCCAGTCCAGCTTACCACATCAGGGAGGTTAGGTGAAGATGAGAATTCCGTAGGCGCTGTAATCTCAACATAATAAGCATTTGCCAGAGAAATATCTACACGAATGCGTGCTTTCTCGCCGCCATCAGTTGACGATGTTGTAAGTGTGTAAGCATTGGGGTTAGCATAAGTACCTGATGTATCTGTTTGAATAATACAACGCGACTGTACTGAGCCGTTTATAGGAGTGTCAGCAGCAACCGCAACTCCGCATGAAGCGATAAGAGCGATAGTGGCACCTATGATAGTTGATTTGAACATTGAAGTCCTCCTTATTGTCCTGTACTTAAATTATATTGCATATCAACCATTTGTTGGTGTAGTAATTGTTGTGCAAGTCCATTGCGTAAACCACTTTGGTTTTCAGGAAGTTTGGTATCTAATAAAACAAGCGAGTCATTATAAGTACCACCTGGAATGTTTGCATCATAATAAGAGTTCATATTAAGATTAATTGAGTCTTTCATTTGACCTCTCGCAAAAGCCAATGCAAAAAGCTCTGCTCTGCTTGCTTCAAACATTGCCTTTTCTAAACGGTCTTCCCTCTCACGTTCTTCGTCTTCAAGTTCTGCCAGTCTTTTCTCTTCATCTTCCTCTTCTTGCAGTTCATCATCATCTTCATAACGGTATTGATCACGTTGAGCGTCGCCTTCTGCATAAGCGTCGTAAATTTCGTAATCAATTTCTGGAGGCTCTACGTATGGAACCTCATAGCCGGGGCAGTTAGGATCGAACTGCGGATTATAACATGGATCTACACGATATGTATAAATCACACTAGGATTTTCCACAGATCCGTTTCCTTGTACATCTATCTCCCCATCACCCCATAGATCTCTATGTAAGTTACCAACAGGAATTACTTTACGCACTTCTTGTCCTGATGGCGATGTAGGAGACCAGTCTTCGCGATCTCTAAAAATGTACTCATTATCTGAGCCAGCTAATTTGTTTTGAACGTATACTGTAACAGCTTCACCGTTTTCTTTAATAATGGTATAACTATACAACACGTTCTGAATATCTAATCCTGGAGGAGTCGGCAATACACTGCCCATAGACCAAGAAAGTCCGTTTGCAGCAGCGTTCGGAGTAGCTCCGTAGTAAGGCTTAATACTCTCAGAGGAAGAGTAAGAAGGCCAAAATACCAAGGCCAGCAAAAGGAGCTGCGTTCTTAGCATTTTCTTTAAGATTTCCGCCACCTGTTTCCTCTCTTATTTTTTCTTTGTGCGTTTCCCAGCCAAGCTTTGCAGCATCGCCGATTTGTCCGTCATAAGGGCAAGGCGTTCCAGCTTGCATCATCGCGTCAAAAACATTCTCATCTTGACACATTACAGATACAGCCGCAACTTTCATTCCCATATCATACAATACTTTAGCGTTCTTCAATCGCTTACAATTTTCTTCAGTAAATGTTGCGCCACCAGAAATACCTAATATCTGAGTTTGCACCGCAGCGGCAACACCAATTGTACACAGATCGCTGTTACTGCCGGCGCTAAATTGTGGTGAAACTGCAGACGGCGGCGGTTGAACGATCGTAGTCGTCATATTGCCTTCAGACCTAATAGTACTGTCTGTGCCCGATTGAGTACAAACGTAGCCTTCCGGACATTCAGGCGCTTCCTGAGCCGCTGCAGCAGACCCAAGAAATAACACGCAAAGTAATATTAAAATTCTCATTGTATCCTCCAAGAATTCATTATGTGAAGTCACTTCTATTCATTCTTATTTATACAAACTAAACTCCATAAATATAGAATTGACATGTAACATATTTTGACATATGTTAAAAAGTGTCAAAGTTTTGACAATGTAACAAAGGATAATAAAAGGTTACTATGTATTGTACTGCTCCTCACAATTCACTAACAATTCAACCAGACGGTAATCTTTCTATATGCTGTGCAGCAGAAAGAACTTGGTCTTT